GACCGTATTACCATGCCAGAACAAGTAGGTAACGCCACGAGAGCCGATGTTAGCAAAACAATATTTTTCCTTGTACAGCAACCGAGTGGCATCCATCTAAATTAGTGATATTGTTTCCCTATGTAAAGACAAAACCCCGTCAAAAGTTTGACGGGGTTTTAAATTCAAAATTATTTTCAAAATTATCCAGCAAGGTCTTCTAAAAGTTCATTATCATCGCTATGAATATCGTCTTCCTCACCAATATCACTCTCTACAATATCCGGCGAATTAGAAAGCCGCAATGCATCTGCAAACACACCTAAATAATCTTTAATTTGTTCCGGTGTTTCAGCATCCACTAAAGCTGGACACTCTAATAAAATCTCTGCCGGAACATCGTTCCTAACCATAGATGCCTTGAAAGTTACCTCTTTCCCACCAGCCCAAGGTTCATTCACCTTATAACTACCTTTCCCTTCAACACGACCGGCACCAATTAAAACTTTTAACAAACCACCTAATGGATTAATTCCTTTATCAAAATATAAAGGAACAGTTTCCGTCCAAATGAAAGGTACAAAAGCACGAGATTTTTTATTCTTGAAACGCAAATTAACACCGATTGGAACTTCCAGCTTTTTATCATCAATCTGTTTTTGAGCTGATGTTCTTACACGACAATTAGCATAAAATGGCAAGGCTTTCCCACCACCCGCTGTTACTTCAGGGTCACCCCACATTTGACCTATTGTCGAACGAGTCTGATTAATAACAAATAAACTAGCATTGTTTTCATCTAAAAATGGATTAATTTTACGCAACATCTTTCCAGCAGCTTTGGCCCGTTCACCGGGCTGTTCATTTCCCCCAACAATCTTTTTAAATTGTTCCTTGGTAAAATTGTCTGGTAATAGAGTTTCCTTCCACTCACGCTCACAAGAAGTTACACCAATCGAATCCCATCCAAATAAAATTGGAGCTTCCGGTCCTTTCTTTTCTCTAATGAGTTTAGTCATAGCATAAATTTTACGCTCGACCTCTTCGATGAAATAAGGAGTCTGGACAATCAATTTATTTTCATCAACATGCCCCGCTTGAATCGCAAACTTTTCATTAGCAGAACGTTCGCAGTCCATCAAGATAGCGTAACCATTCATTTTCTGGCATGCCCCCAATGCGGTATAAAGTAAAAGGCTCTTAGCGGAAGACGGTGGACCATAAAGTTCTACCACACCTGTTGACCACCCGCCGCCAAAAAAACGACCAGAGTTTATATAATTTAAAGCAAGGTTACCACTGTCTATAAAATATCTAGCAGCACCCAACCCCTTCAAAAGCTTACCGCCAGTCTGTTCGGCTAACTCTGACATAAAATCAATTACATTTTCTTCTTTCTTTTTTTTAGCCATAATTTTCTTTCTATTTAATCTCAGTCCGCTCACTATTAACATCGCAGTTGAGCTAGTCTAATATTATCTTTTTCATAATCTGCCTATTACCCATAATTGAGGGTCATGGCTAATTTTGCCACGACCCTCAATTATTATTTACCACTTACATCCACATACTTATTAAGCATCACCCATCGAACTCAATTCTTTCATAAAATCGGCTTCTGCCAAGGCTTCGTCGCCAGATGGCGGGGTTGGCTCAACAGGTGCAGCAGAGGTAGGTGCAGTAACGGGTGCAGCAGTAACGGGTGTGGCCTCATCTACGACAGACTCTTCTACAACCGCTTCGTCGTCCGCAGCTTTTTCATACTGACTGGCATCAAATCCATCGGCCTCGTCCTTCTCAACACCATTATGAATTCGAAGCTGATGGGACAAGAAATCCCAATCTTTCAACACACGCAGTGCCATCAAGTCATGTAAACCAGCCTTCCACTTTTCAATCTCTTCCGGCGTACCAGCGGGTGTGGGGTCAAGAAACTTGGAATCACTGTAATTCGGATAACTTTCAGTGCCAGACTGCCGCATGGTCTTCATAATCTTAAAATCACGACCACTCTTAACGTCTGTGATATCACCCAAACCGGGTTCTTCCATTTTCTTGTCGCCGGTAATTGCACGAATAATTTGCTGATGCAGCGTCTTACCAATCGAAAGAATTCTTGGACCGACATTCTTCTCTACATCCTGAGTTTCTTCGTTAATTACCGACCTTACGATAGTGTTGTAGTAATAACGCTCGATTGGCTTAATAGCTCTTGCTTTAGCCTGAAGGGCTTCACGTTCATTCTGCGACTTTTCTTTCTTTTCTGATTCCCGCCATAAATAATTATAATATTTACAAATCGGGCAATCCCCTATCCATCTACCTTCGACTAATTCTCTAAGGCAATGCAAACTTTTATTATTAACCTTATGAATTCTTGTTGCCGAATACAAACCACCCTTACGTGCTTGCTTCTTTGTGTCTGATAAAATCCTGACTACTACGTGCCCATTGCCAGCAGGCATTTTCACGAAATTATTCATGAAGTCATTGTTTTGACCGGGCTTCTTTGCTAAACGCTCATTCTCTGTCTGAAGTTCTGCCATATCTAGTGACATAATTGTTTTCTCCTGTTAAAAGTTGTTAATAATACGTTGATTACTATATCTTATATCGGCTTTATACACAAGTAATTTTATTCTAATTTTTAATTATTAATTTATAATTTACTAAAAATAGGTTTTTCTATTTTTATGTGATTTCTTCCGACTGTGGCATTTGGGCTTGCTCTGCCTTTTCCATCTGCTCCGTCTTCAGTGCGGCAATTTTCTCTTCCAAAGTATGATGACCTTGAGCCTCTAACGACTCATTGGTACTCTTACGCAATGCCTGCTCTTTATCATACTCAGCCTCTAATGCCTTAAGAATTTCCATATTATGTTCAAGCTTTTTCTTAGCAGAATCTTCACGTTCTTTTTGTTTTTCTGGTGTCAGAAATGGTTCGACTGGATTTACAATTTTATTAATTTCTATTTGTTTCAATCTTTCCAACCTTTCTTCTTTGTGCTTCGCTTGAATAATATTTCTTCGTTTCAGCGTTTTAGCCTTAACACTACGTTCTCTAGCCTTCCTTTTTTCGAATTTTTTCCTATTCATTTTTACCTTCTCAAAATTGGTACATTATCACGTACCTCATTACCGTAACCTAAATTTCCAACACCCTTGGATTCATCAAGGGTGAACATTACATCATTAATCCACTGCGTTCTCCCCATATTATCGGTAGTTCTATAAAATATACCAATCGCCGGATTACCACCCTCATCTTTACCCACAATTTGGTCTTTTTGTTCAAAAATTGGATATCGCTTACCTACTGTAAAAGCCTGTGGTAAATCGGGGATTTTTTGCCTTGTAAAGTTAATCCAATACGGGTCGTCTGGATTAAAATACATTATCTTCATAGGTCTTTCGGGTTGATTATTATTCACCTGTCCGTCAGATGAAATATTTGGATTTAATGATGCTCTAGATACTTCATTATGGGCATGAACTATGGGTTGTTGTGTTCCTTCGGCAGGACCACGCTGTATTTCAACGCCTTCGATAGCGGGACCATCATCAAATTTAAATTTCTTATTTTTGATAACTATACAATCTTCCTGCTCTTTAAAAGCTAATTGTTTCCTTACCAGTTCATATACTTCAACTTCGACAACCAAAACATTCCTTCGTGCCATCAATGCCATAATCTTACCAGCCAATACATCTAAAGACACATCTTCATATGGCTTGCCAACAGTAATCATGTCCCCAAATTTTTGTTCTTTGTCGTATTGTCCCTCTATCAATTTGTGATATTTATATTCGACTATAAAGCCCATTATTTCTCCTTACTTTTGCATTATTCCAACTCCGTACCTAGTCTGAAAATAGACAGGGCTACGATTTTTTGTTTGGCAAAAATCCTTAAATGCCTTGCCACAATTATCACTATATGTCAAATAATCCGCAACAATGACACCATCTAAATTTAAATACTGCCACATCATGTCCAAACATTGCATATTCTTGTCGTAAGACCATTCCTCATTAAAAATAAACATATCCCATTTATTACATGACAATTTTTTCTCAAGTTCCACATCCAACAAACCGCCATAATAAAAATCTAAATTGCCTTTATACACATCTTTAATGTTCTTCAGTCCTAATCTAGGAGAGAAGAATGAATTAATTGTTTCTTGAAATGTGAATATTTTTTTTACTGTTTTACAACTCTTCAAAAAACAAGAACTTAACAAGCCAAGTCTGGTCCCCCACTCTACAATATTCTCTGGTTGAATATATTTGCCTAAATAATAATAAAAAGGCAGATAAGTCGGGTCTTGATAAGCACCTGTTCTTTTTGATTTATCGCTTATCATTCTAAACTGACTTAATAAAACACGAGAATCGACCACATGTTTCTTTAGGTTTTCGTCTAGTTTCTTTTTTAGATTTTCTATGTCTATTTTCATAATTAAAAAAAGGGAGTCCAAGAAACAATCTTGAGACCCCCTTACCTTGGTTTTCGGGTAATTCCCCGATTTTGGCTTACTGTTAGCCGTGCCTTCAAGCATCCGGCCCCCGTGTTCCAGATTTGCCTCTGAAACGTTGATGATGTGTCATACACACGGTCAGACCCAATCATCCTTACACGTTTCAGTGAAAACAAGACACCACTGCCAAGGTACATTATATATCCTTATTATTAGACTTCTTTGCTCTTTCCTATAATTTCATCTATTTCCGAATCTAATCCCGCCATCCCGTCAGGATGTGCAAGTTTTTGAATAACGCTATCGTGATTTAACTTATCCATTTCTTTACGAATCATATGTCCACGACTTTGTGCGTTTTCATGACATTTGTCCCACGCCCGCAAATGTTGTTGAAGTATCTTAACTTTTTCACGAGCAATAATCACATTACGCAAAGCCGCCACTACTTCTTCATCTGCCTTCGATTTCGATTCCGCCAACTTATCAGAACCGCCCAATTCTTTAAACTCAACAAACTTTTTGGAATAAATAGCATCATAACGCATATCGTGATATTGCCATTCTCCTTCTGCTTCCGCTACCCGCTGTCCAAAATAATCGTACCAAGCAGCTTCCTCTTCCATAAATCTACTCAAAGTAACTTCGGAAAATTGTAAACGTTTCGGGTCTATTACAACATCGGCACCAGCTACTTTAATAGTTCTTTTACCTTCTAAAATATTATCTAATTCAGAGTCAGACATTATTATGCTCCATTCATTATTTCATTTGGTTCTTCGCTACTATAAGCGATATCACTCATTTTTTTGTGTCCTATAATATCATCCACATTTCTCGCCTGTAAATCTTCTTTTACTAAATCCGTGGACCGCTTTGCCCGCATATTTTGATATTCACGATATATTTTTTCATACAATTCTTGTGTTATTTCTTTAATTGTTAGCGTCTTATAATCAAACTGCACATATACTGTGTACCTACTTTCACCTTCTCTGTGTTTAGCAACATAAAGACGGGCGATACCAGCATTTTTTTCGTCTTGAAGTTGGTTAATGGTCCAAAATGCATCTAACGGTTTAATCTGTGCAAATGAATCACCCAAATTTTCATCATCTATTAAAATACCTTGCTTAACAGCCTCTTTAGCACTACGATTAGGTTGCATAGCCGTCATTATACATATGTTTTCTTTTACAGCAAAACCTCTCAAATCTCTGGTAATTCTATATCTTGATTCGTGTGTTGGAATATCTGGATAGTCTTTCATTTCCCCAACATAATCAATAATAATCAAATCGGGCTTAAATCCACGGAGACATAATTGGGAATAATAAGCCATAAACGTGGTCATGTCCATGTGTCCGCTAGGAAATTGTTTGATAATCAATCTCTTTGTTATTTCATCGTTAACATCGTCCTCTATAACTTTTCGATATTCTTCAATTGCTTGAAAAACTATTTCCTTTTTTTGAAGTAAGTTTTTTATTGTTACACCCCGGTCAAGCCCTGTAATATCCTCAAGCGTAGCAGACATATTAGCAATTTCTGCGTCGAATCTTTGAGCTACACCATCTTGGTCGATTTCCAAAGAAATATATAAAACTTTTTTACCTCTGTTTAAATTGGCAATAGAAGCGACTTTCAGAAAAATACTCTTACCACTGCCTGATACTCCCATCACCGAAGCAATTTCGCCCCTCTTCAGACCTTCAGCTTGCAATGCGCTATCAATACTATGAAAACCAGTCGAAAAGGTATCTCCTGCCACTAGAACTTGATTCATTCTTTCATATCGTTCTTTGTAACTTTTGAAATAGTCCTGACCTTCTTCAAAATTATGTTCAACGGACAACGCTTCCCGCAACATTTCATTCACTTTCGACCATGTTCCATCGGACTCTGGTGCTTTTTTAATGGCTTCCAGACAATTGTGAAAAGCGAACTTCAAAGCTTGTGTCTTGGCAAAATTAACAATCTTATCCCTATAATAATCTCTAGATTCTAACCCCGGTGTGTAATCCATCAAAATAGAATTCAAATCACCTATGGTTTGAATTTGTATTTCATCTGACTTATCTGCCACTTTGGACCTAAGTTCGTGTGTCAGTTGTACCCTTGTCGGCAACGTGGAATATTTATCAAAATGGGAGAAAATAATTTCAGTCATCCAACGATGAGATTCTTTGATAAAATAATTAGGCTTAATTAAAGACTTGGTTTCCAACAAGAAATCTCTGTCGTGCATCAACAGACCTAATAATTCCTGTTGGAATTCTTCATCCCACTTGTAAGTGTCGCCCCCTTCGTTTGCATCGGGGTCTACTAATTTATCAAATTCCATTGCCTCTTCGGCAGTCAATTCAAACTCACTAGTATCATTCATAGTCATATAATATATCTTAAATCGAAACAAGAAGAAACTAAAATTTTATATTAATCTGCAAACCTTGTCTTTTATTGTTCCCCAATTAGGTAATCAAATTCAGATAATGATACCATAGCCGAGCGAAGACTCTTTTCTCTCGTAATTTTTTTACCCATCGACTTTTGTGCATTCCAAGTAATAGCTTTACAATAAGTTATGAATTTGTCATCTATTACCAAATGGGCCTTTTTAGAAGGTCGCTCTAATTTAGGAACAATCTTTCTGGTGATACGACATAAAATCTTTTCTTGATGCGGACCAAACTTTTGACGATTGGCTCCATGTCTTGTTTTATTTTCCCATAAATATTGTAATTCATTTATAATTTTTTTAAGCAATTTATCTTTTACATATTTTTGACAAAGTTCTAAACATTTCTCAATATAGACCTGTCTCTTATAATAAGAACCTGCCCTAATCAAAGCTATAGCAAGCTCTTGTACAATGTCTTCATGTTCATTCGTGTGATTATTACGACTATTTTTACGATACAATTGCCACGAAATATAATGCGCTAACTGCCCAAAACGTGTATCTAATTCTGAATATTCTTCTTCACTTATTGGAAACGACTGGCATATATCTTTCATTATTTCCTCCTAATATCTTTTATGGTTTCTATACTTTCTCCTGCTTTGCAAGACACCTTCAGTTTAAGTCCCTTAAAAATCTCACTTTCAGTTTCTAAAATATCAATCGCTAATTTGCCGACTCGTTCCACTTCTAATCTAGGGGCATATAAAACATACCCATCATGGATATGAAAAGCCAATCTGGCACCGTACTTTAATCCCTTATATAACTGAACCAACTTTTCCAAACAAAAAAGGGCAGCAGGCGATTGCACAACAAAGTTCCGCACTTTATAAGTTTCATCAAAAAACCTACATCTTCCCGCTACATCTACACCTTGTCCATTCACTAAAAATTGCTGTTGTTGTTGTATCCACTGCATTGCAACCGAGAATTTTTTATAAATTCTATCAATAAGCTTTACTGCTGTTCCATTAGACATTCCTGCATTTTTTGCTAAAGAATCGACTCCCTGTCCATAAACAACGGGCAAAAATATTGACTTACTTATGCGACGATAATTTTCGTTATAATCTATTCCGGTTAAAGCAGTCCAAATTCCCTCATAAACCTTCCCGGTTTCAAGAATCTGTCCTAACAATGGGTCACCAGACAACCATTGTAAAACGCCGACTTCCATATTGTGATAATCTAAATAAATAAAATCGTAATCGAAAAACGGTGGACGAAGCACTTGTCTTTCTGCTTCACCCATAGAGTGTGGGTTAAACCCATTCCTCAAGCTCTTATTGCATTTCAGTCTGCCGTTTACTTGACCCGCAATTTCATAATGACTATACAATCGCCTTTTTAAATGATGATTAATAACGCCTAATGATTCTGCTGCGGGAATTACTTCACTAATCAGAGGTATATACACTTTCTGATATATATTTTTTAATTTTTCCCAAGACGAATGTTTAACTACTTTAGATAATCTGGACTTGGCTTCTTCAAAACTTTGTGGACATTTTCCTTCAATCCCCAAATACCATTCTAATATTTTTAAATCATAAATCTTCGCATCTATTTCAAACGGCACCCCCGTTTTTCCTAAAATAAAAGTAAATAACTCTTTAATATCCCATCCAATAATAATTTTTGACAGAACCCCACGTATTTTAGCTCTTGCTACTTTAAGTTTTTGAACGTCCCCGCTCAACGGTATGGTTATATTAAGCCCCTCTGCCATAATATTGAGAGTTGCCGACGTGTCGCTAGTAAAATCAGCTACTTCCGGCTTAACCGCCAAAAATGTTGCAGACACATCTTGTATTTTTTTCAAAGCAAATTCGAGAGTCGCCATATCTCAGCATTATAATCTAAAATATATAAAATGCGAATATTATTTCCACAACTTAGACCCGAACCAAAAAACTATTATCCAAAATTATATTTGACCGTATGCCCAAAAATAGACCGAGCAACATGGCGTCTGTTGCCCCGCACGGTTTTAAATCATCAAAAGTAATTAAACGACCCAATCGTTTTTCGACACAACTAAAACATAAATAATCCTTGCTCCCATTAGTTTTCTGCCACACTTCGTCTTTTAACATGAAAATTGTAGGATTAATTTTGCCACAATCAATACACATCCACGGTCGAGGTAAACACTGAAATCTCCATTTTCTCAATAATTTATCAGCGTTCATTGTGTATTGCCCTTGGCAGATGTTTCATTCCTAACCAACATGTGTCCTTTTGAACTACAAGCCATATACTGTTCGGGAAAACATTTCCTAAACAAATTAATAGACCATTTGCATGCGTCAAATTCATCCCTTCCCATCGCATGAGCAAACTCGTGCAAATAGGTAATCACAGAAAGTTTTCCTCTCAAAATTATTTCATTAGTGTTTGGATTAAAACTACTCATCCCACTTTCTTTACCATCCAAACGACCGAAGCGTAAATGCGGGCGAATTCCATAAATCTCACATAAATGGTCGTGCAATTCTTGAAATTTGACAACTCTAACGGTTATCGTGCCCCGCCATGGCTTCAAACCTTTGAAATGTTTTAATAGCCTAACGGCTTCGCTCTTAAATTTCATGCCGGGGTCAATTACTTCACCTACGGACTTTGGATATGTTTTAGACTTTGCCATATTCTCATTATACAAAAATCTTCAATTAACACAAAGATTTTCCAGTCGTCCTACCATCACATGTCCTTTTTGTCCATCACCATATTTCACTTCTTCGACATCACTAAACCCCAATCGTGACCAAAACCCATAGGAGTTCAAAACAGAAACCAGTTTAATTTTGTCCAAAGAACATTCCTTTGCAATTATCAAAACCTTCCCCAACAACAACTTTCCAATCCCCATTTGGCGGTAATTAAAATCAACGGCGATATCGTGAATATAATAACAGTCTGGACGCTCCGGTATTTTAATTTGATTGTTTAATTCAACCAAAATGTCTGATTTCCAAGGATGGCTAAAAACATATCCTATTATTTTTGTTGTGTCTTCGACCACCAAACACCCCTGTGGGAAGGCATTTATCTTTGAGAGAAGACATTCGTCGCTTTCCCAAAAATTGGGATAATATAAGGGAATCATTAAACGATTTAATTTTGGAATATCTTCCTTTACCATTGGTCGCAAATAAAAAACCGGCGATGAAATGAAATTAAAGACCATCTATGAACCTGTTTTAAATCCCATTTTTAATAATCCAATTTCGCATTTTAAACTTTCAACCTCGTCCAAAAGCAACAATATATCCTGATGTGCGTGGGCGATGAATGTAATATCGGGAGTTGGTATCTCGGAATCACAAATAATTATCTCAAACCCGTGTCCCTTATGTTCAACTTCGTCAACATATACTCTATTGCACTTGGCCCCGTCTTCATAATCAATACCAGACTTACTATAAGTACAAGCCCGCCACACTCCTTCGGTCGAGGCTAAAAGCCTTTTTCTTATAATTGCTAATTCTTCTCTAGTCATATTTTTAAATTCTTCTTCTTTCATTTTGCCCACCTTAATGAAAATATTCTGAAATGAAATCATAAAACTCATTATCATAAACAAGCCCGATTTCACTTAATATTTGTTTTACTTCACTCGCTGTAATATGCTCCGAAACAGATGATTTACACTCATATTTTCCCTCCGAAACATCCCATAAAATCAATCCACTTTGCTCAATCAAGTCCCAAACATCTCCAAACCCTCGCACGTCCAAATTATCGTCTTGGCATTGTTCTTCTTCCCATATTTGTTTTGAATTAATACAAGCGTAAAAATTCCCCTTACCTTCCACAATACAAAAAATAAAATCACTCGGTTTTTTCATTTTTAATTTCCTTAATGATTTTTTGGGTTTGCTCTCCCGCCAATTTGTCGCATAATTCGTTTTCTACATGACCGGCGTGACCGGCAACCCATTGTGTTTTAATTTCATGTTTAGATAGAAGCCCGTCCAATTCTATCCACAAATCTTTATTAGCCACATCTTCCCACACTTTAGTTTCAAAATTCTTCTTTTTCCATCCAGCCCTTTTCCAATTATGCCGCCATTCGGCAATGCCTTTAGTCACATACTGACTGTCACATACCAACGTAATATCACAAGGAATAAATAATTTTTTCAGGGCTTCAATCGGTCCTCTAAGTTCCATCCTGTTATTCGTTGTAATTTTTTCGCCACCAACACCTTGTATTTCTTTTCCCGTTGTCAGTCGCATAATATAAGCCCATCCACCACAATATCCAGCTTTAGGACACGAACCGTCAGTAAATATGGTGACTTTAGGCTTCATTGTTAAAATTCGTTTATTAATCCAGCAACCCCCATAGCCTGTTCAAAAGATGTCACAACTTTAATAGCGTCTTCCAAAACCTTCAATTGATTGGGGTCACTTAAAATCATTCCGGGGTCTATGTAACGTCCATATACTAAATCATACCAAAATCCGTCACTACTGCCTTGGGGTTCCGCATCTGATTTAAAATTCCATTGAATTTCCATAATTATCTCCAATTTACAACATGTTGATTATGCATCATTGCAATTAAACATTTCTTTTTCATTATAACATCTGGTCCATAATCAGTAATTTCTTTATCACTAATCCGCAATATAATATAACCCATATCTTCTAACTTTTTGTCTTGCTTTGCATCTTTTAATGCTCGTCCGGGCAAACTATGCCAATAAACTCCATCACATTGTACTGCCGTTGTCCCAACCAAAAAATCTGCAAGCGTAATGCCGTGTAACGGCACCTGTTTCTCATAGTTAACACGATTATCAGATAACCATTTTTCGACCGTTCGTTCTATTGATGTACCAGCTTTTTTGTTATAACGATTTTTCATTATATTAGAACAAGAATGGCTACAAAATTTTCTACCTTTTCTCAACTGAGAACAAGACGTTCTAAAATCCTTACCACAACATTTACATTTAATTGTAACTAAAACTTTTCCTCCATTCCAATGTGGATTACGCTCATTTTTCATTCCTCTATGCTGCGGGCAATATTTGGCCCGCCCATCACTACTATCAAATATAACTCCGCAAATATTACATTTCTTATGTTTAAATCCTCCTTTCCAACGAGGATTCCCGCTCCCAATGTAAGTAACTTTTCGCCATTCTGCGGCACATTTTCGACTACAAAATCTCACTGTTTTGTGAGATTCAACAAACTCTTTACCACATATTTGACAAACTTTCTTCATTTGTTTCATATTATGAACAAATATTATAAAATCAATAAATAAAATATTTTTTATTGGCGCAAAAAAATGCGCTTGCATTACTCTGTTTAAATTGATATATTTTTAAAACTTTCATAAACTACTCTGTAACGATTTAACTAACCCCAACCCTTATTCAACCAAAGACGAAATATTCGGCGGTTATAAGGAACAAATACAAAACTATTGCTGTCAACTTCCATGTTGTTACCATCTGAAAGTCATTTATTCAGACGAGAGGTAGGATTTTATCCTATTTCGTGGTGAGTTTAACTTGGTTCACACGAAAAATAAGCCAAGCGGAATGTAAGTGAATTCCAGTGATAATGCTCTAACTTTCCCTTATTTTATATTGGTCAGGGACAAGTTAGAGTCTAGTGATTACAGAATATTAAATAAATATGATTATAAGTAATGAACTTGTTTTAAATGAATATAGAGAAGAAATTCGTGAATTTATCAGGACAGTATATTCAGATTATTTAGTAAGACAAGCTCTATTGGATAGGGGATATACGGCTTCGCTTATTGACACTTTGTATCAACCAGATAAAGTTGTGGATAATCCATATAATCGCTCACAGGTAATGAGACTTTATCTTAAAACGAAAGTGTTTGATACGGAAAAAACAACTCATTTTAAAAAGCTATGGTTAGAAATACACAAACATACACTAGATGTTCATAAATATATTAAGGCCACAAATGTCCTTAAAGTTCAAGAGATTAAAGAAGCTAAACATATTAAAAAATGTAAAAATAGGGAAAATAAACGTCGCCGGTTAAAAGTTGCATTAAATAATAAAAAGGATAAAATATAGTTATGAATTCTTTAGACCCTATTTTAACCTATCACATGAATGAGGCAGAAACCAAAGCATATAAACTGTGTCTTATTTGGCAAGACATTACTGACAAAGAACTACCAAATTATAAAAAAGATAAAGACAAACTTCGTAAAAATGGAGACCCTAGAAAATCTCTCTTATTTAAATATTGTTATAAATTAGTTAGAGAGACCGAGGGAATTATAACTGACGCTGATTATCCACTTTATATGATGGCACAAATTCACACTTTGAAATCAATTAAAGAGGGTGATATGCATGCGCTGATAACATCCCAATGTTTAGTTGGAGATAAAGCATGGCGCAGATGGCAAATGTGGAAGAAAAAATATGATAAAGCACATCTTATAACAGAAAAAGACCATAATGTAGAACAAGTAGCAACACAAACTAGAGTGAACAATGATTTATTACAAACTAAAAATTTCTTAGTAAAAAAGTTTAATGGAGAACCAACTTTTGAACAATTTCAACAAGCATTTAAAGAATTATTTGTAATAAAATGGTCAGCGATTGGTAAATTAAGTCCATTTTATATTTTATTATC